GCAACTGTACACCGTTTTCTTCCGCAGGAGCAATATGCGGTTTGCCGGATACACGTCCACCGCCACGCTTAGCGTGTCCCTTTTCCAAAAGGTGTGCCAGCTGATAGCGATTCTTACTGTGGACAGTTATCTCCAAAGAGTGACTGTTTTCGCCAGTCTTTTTCGTTGCCCAGCTTTTTGCATATTTTCCGGTGTCCTTCGGAGCATTGGCGGAAATCTCGTTTTTCACTTGCGTGGCGGTTTTCCGGACAGCCTTTTTCATGGCGGTATCTGCAAGGTCTGCATATTCTTGCAAGCCCTGCATGATTTCCGCTGCAAGATTGTCAATACTGGTCATTTTGTCCTGCCTTTCTGGCTTCTGCAGTAATTTTCAGATAATCCTTGTGCAGATAATCCGGTGTAATACCGGTGATGTCATAAATATTTCCCTGAAACAAGATTCGGTTGCCTGTTACAGACGGCATCCAGTTTCGACTTTGCCGAATGAGGAATTCCAGCGTTTGTGTTTCTTTGGTCACACCAGCATCCGTATGCTCCACAGAAAATTTCAAAGTCACTCTTGCCAAGCAGGAAAAAGCTTCGTCCCACACAGCGGTGTGATTGCCAATTTCATCGGTAACGACACGATTCTCCAGAAAGGCGATTCTCTGATTGAGTGTTCCAATTTCCATCAAATCACATCCTCTCGCTGTGCAAACAGCATGGCACGAAGCGTTAACGTCAGCTTGGAAAAGTCTGCAGTATTGCGGTTTTCATAGAGATAAGAAACCGTGTAGAGCATCGCTGTTCGTACCACATCTTCGTTTTCTGAAAAGCGTTCCTCGTCCATTCTTCCCACATCCATTACCAGCTGTTTTGCAGTTGAAATAAGGGAGAGCAACAATGTATCGTCATCTTCAAAATCAATCCGCAGATACTGCTTGACTTCCTGTAAAGTTACCACCCACTCCAACCCCTTTCTCTGATTACGCTTTCTTGATGGTAAGTGTCTTGATAGCTTCTGGAAGAATTAGCTTTCCGTCAAGTCTCTGACTTGCAAGAAAACCAACCTGACCTGTCATGGCAAAGAGTTCATTCAGTCTCTTGAAAGAACGTCCCTGTCTGTCAGCCACCCAGTAATAGCTAAAGTCACCGAATGCCATGCACTTGTTGCCTGCCTTGATTTCCGGCACATAGCTGGATGTCTTGTAAGGACGATTGAGGATTGTATCCGGCACACCTGCCTGCACGGACGGATTCCAGATGTAATTGCCTGTGTTATCCTTCAGCTTGCGAAGTGCCTTCACTGTGGAATCGTTGAGCACCCATACAGCTTTCTTGCGGTACGGACTTCTGAGGGAGTAGAAAAGTTCCATCACATCATCAAATGTAATGCTTGCACCTGTGGTGGAAGTGCCGTCTTCCGCACCGCCTGTAGCATTAAAAATGCCGGTCGGTTTTCCCTTGCCATCACCAACGAAGAACGCCTCTTCTTCCTTAGAACCGATTCTTCTTGCGAACTCCTTTGCAATGTAGGACGGCAGGTCAAAAACAGAATCATTCAAAAGTTCTTCTGAAATTTTAATTGCTGTTCCAAGCTTATATGCGGAAAGCGATGCCTGCCCAAATGTATCATCAGAAAGAGAATACTGCTGTTCCTCGTCCATCCAGACAGCCTCGCCCTTGGAAGTCACAATCGGAATCTTGCGGTCGCCGTTGGAAGTTTTGATAACCGTTGCCATCTGGCGGAAAATGCTCTCTTCCTCCAATGATTCCACCAGTTTTCGTTCAAACTCATCTGGAACAAGATAGCCACCCTCTGCGTCTGTGCCAATGTGCAAATCATCGTGGACATCGATCCAGTTGCGGTTTCTGATACTGTTCCAGAATGCCGTTTTGTAATTGTCGCTTGCTGTACCTGTCTTTTCCGTTACATTCGGAGTTGCAGGTTTGCCGAGAACAGGAGTGGAAGTTGCCTTGTTCATTTCAGCTTCAATTTCAGCCTGTCGTTCCAGACGCTGAATTTCCTTGCCAAGATCGACAATGGTCTGTTCCATTGCATCGTAAGTCTTGGAATCTTCCTCACTGAGAACGCCGTTTGCATTTCTCTTGCTGTCGAGAAAATCACGGGCAGTGTCCCAAGCCTTCTTTCTCTTTTCTCTCAGTTCCTGAATTGTCATAGCCATAATCAATTCCTCCAATCAATATTTCAAAAGTGCCAGCCTTTTTTCAAGCTGGTCAATGGGTGTGCCTGTAACAGATTCTGCTGATGCAGATACTTTGGATAAGAATGCAGATAGATTCTTCGATTTGGAATAGGTCATTGCGGTCAGTGTATCTTCTTTTTCTTCTTCATCCGGTTCTTCCTCTTTGGGAACAACAGGCATTTTCTTCTCTGCAAACAGAATTCCGTCCACAAATCCCATCTCATGAGCCTTTTTTGCATTGAGCCATGTTTCATCGGACATCAGCTTTGCAATCTTGTTTCTGCTGAGGTGGGACTTGGTTTCGTAGGCGTTGATAATGCTCTCTTTGACTTCATCGAGCAAGATGATAGCTTTTTCCATATCTGCCTTGTTTCCCATAGCACAAGTGCTGGGATCATGGATCATCATTAGGGCAGTTGGTGCAATTAAAGTTTCATCGCCTGCCATTGCCACAACAGAAGCCGCTGATGCAGCAATACCGTCAATTTTCACGGTAACCTTGCCTTTGTGATTTTTCAGCATGGAATAAATCTGACTTGCAGCAAAAACGTCGCCGCCCGGCGAGTTCAGCCAGACTGTCAGATTTCCGCTGACTTTTGAAAGTTCGTCACGGAAAAGGGCAGGTGTCACTTCATCGCCCCACCAGGTATCTTCCGAAATAGGTCCGTTAAACAAAAGCTCTGTTTCTGATGTATCTTCGTTTTTTACAAAGTTCCAGAATTTCTTCATTCGGTTTCTTCTTCCTTTTCTTGATTTTGATTTGCAAATGCCCCTGCATCTGCGAGTTTTGTAAATGAACCATTTACAAGATAGAGATTTCCGCCCAATTCGTCAGGGATCATATTCATATCTTCCAGTTCACGAATATCATTGGCGGACATCCAGCCGTTTTGTCTTGCTGTGGCATAGCCTTGCATACGGCTCGCATAATCACCACGCAAAAGCCCCTCAACATTGAACTTGATGAAATACTTGCCTTTCTCTGAATCTGAAAGTAATGCTTTCATAAGTCCTTGTTCCCAGCGAACAATCCATGGGTCAAGGCTGTATTTCACGAAATCAAGGGATAAATGCTCTACGTTACTGAATGTTGCATGGTCAAGGTCGCCGATCATATGGAGCGGCACTCTGTACATTCTTGCAATTTCCTCAATCTGAAATTTACGGGTTTCCAGAAACTGAGCCTCGTTGTTCGGAATTGAGATCGGCGTAAACTTTACGCCTTCTTCCAGAACAGCGACTTTATGTGCATTTCTTCCGCCATAGGCTCTGTGCCATGCATCTCTTAATTTATCGGGATTTTTGATTACTCCAGGATGTTCTAACACACCGCTTGGATTTGCGTTGTTTCCGAAGAAAGATGCCCCATAATCCTCACAGGCGATAGAAATGCCGATCGCATTTTTCGCAAGTGCAATCGGCGAATATCCCACCAGGCCATCATATCCAAGTCCGGGAATATGGAGAACTTCATCAGCGTAGAGAACGATATCACCTTGTTCTTTCAGGTTCGGATTTGCTTCATCATAACGGCTGTAAATATATATCAAGCGGTTTTTCTCATCACGGTCAACCTTCATTTTATCCGGCATCAAGGGATACAGTCCGATAACATCACCTCTGCCGTTTCGGATGATCTGTGCATAGGCATTACCGTAAATCAGCAAATGGGACATTAAGGTTTCTCGGAAAACAAATGATGTCATTTCCGGATTTGGCTGATCGTGGAGCAAAAAATAGAGCGGATGCTGCGGCACTCGCTCTTTTCCATTATCGTTGTATTTGTATAAGTGCAGCGGCAGTTGTGCGATAGCCTCCGACAGAACCCGCACGCAGGCATAAACCGCAATATGCTGCAGGGCTGTTCTGTCGGTAACACGTTTACCACTGTTGGCTCGTCCAAAGAAATATGTGTAGGACGGCGAATCGTAGCTGTTGGTCGGCTTATCTCTGGACTTGAATAGTCCTGTAAAAATACCCATAAGAATCACTCCTTTCTTGACTTTGAGGGTTGGGGTGTGGTATAATATACTAAACTAAACAGAATGTAGGGTAGAAACTCTATAAATCGTGCTTTGTTAATTTGGTAAATTCTAATATCTGGGGTATGGTGGTGAAAGTACAAGATGAATGCAAACTATCTCAAACTTGAAAAAGGTAAGCAGATTGGAATACGTAAAAGAATACTAAAAGGAAATAAGTATTATTGGTATTCATATGCTGTTCAAAAAGTTAATGATATATATATCGTCTATGAGCATGAAATTGCAGAAGATAATATTTGTATGGAAATTGATGAGTATGAAAATATTTATCAATAACTATAAATGAGCATGCACCGTCATTTTGCACAACAATTCCCAACCATTTATGCTCTCTCTGCAATTAAAAACGGGATTATCATGTGAAATTATGGCATATTTTTGTGCAAGTCGCTGGAAATGCTCATTTATACTAAAGTAAAATATGAAATGCTATACAGCTGATCTGATGGGCATTAACCATTTACATCGCAAAAATTCCGGTGATTTTTACAGAAAGTGAGAATGCAAGAGTGAGAAAGAACATCATTCATCATCTTTTTTCTATAGCAGCTTTATGTGCTGTTGTTTTTACAAATACAATCTGGCTGACAGGCTGTGTTATTTATGACAGTAAAGATTTAGCAAAATTTGCGAAAGAGCAGCTATACGAAAAGTATGGAGAAGAGTTCGAAGTGAAAACTATCATGGATTCTCATCGAACAATTGCATATCCAGTAAATGATCCTGATTTATTGTTTGAGGTGTATAGCCTGATTGAAACACGTGGCGGAAAAGATGATTATATTCAATCGATCATTGGAGACCAATACAAGAAAATCGTGGAAAAAACCTTCGCCGATGTCAATTTGTATTTTTACATTGATGTAGATGTTCCGAGCATTCCGTTTAAAGAAAAAGAAATCAAGAATACGAATATCACAATTGAAGAATACAATGATGAGATGTCTGCATATAGCATTCATCCAACAATTGTTTTATATTTATCTTCTGATTTTTTAGATTGTTACAGTAATGAGGAATTATATTCCTATATTCAAAGCATTGTTTCTGATACAAATCTTGATTATTTAAGGATTGATTTTATATTACTGGAGGATGAGAAAACTGTAGAAGAATATTATAGCGAGTATCCCTCCCTTTCTTGTAATTCAAGTCTAATTGGATTTCTGGACGAAAAGTATGAGCGAGTGGCACAAGGTGCCGAGCAAGGTATTTGGAAAATGAGTATTGATGAATTTAATCAAAAAATGGAGGAGATTAGAGAAGATGAGTTATACAGATAAGGAAATGCAGATTTCCACACAAATTGCATATATGAATATTACTCAAGATCAAATTAATGAATATTTAAAAGATCATAACGGAGAATATCCGACCATTCAAGAAATTCCAGTTTGCAAAGATAATCAAACCTATAACACCAGCATATCCCTCGTATCATAAACCGACTCATCAGAAACGCATCCACAGCGGATTGCACGGTCAAGAGCCATGATCATGGCAACCGCACCGTCAATCTTCTCTGTGGATTTTTCTTTATCCGGCTTGATATTTCCGGCAGGGTCACGCCTGATGAAAATGTTATCCATCATCCACCGAAGAACAGGGTGCCCGTTGTGGGCAAGGGTCTGTTCAAGCGTTAATTTCATCAGTTCTTTGGTAGGCGGTGACATATCTTTGTAGCCTTGCCCGAATTGTACCATCGTGAATCCAAGTCCCTCCAGATTCTGTGACATCTGCACTGCACCCCAACGGTCAAATGCAATTTCTTTGATGTGAAACTTCTGTCCCAGCTCATCGATGAAGTTCTCGATAAAACCATAATGGACAACATTGCCCTCCGTAGTTTTCAGGTATCCTTGCCGTTCCCATACATCATATGGAACATGGTCACGTCTTACTCTGAGGGGCAGTGTTTCCTCCGGCAACCAGAAATAGGGCAAAATATAATAATGTTCATCGTCTTCAGTTGGAGGAAATGCCAAAACAAAAGCTGTAATATCCGTTGTGCTGGAAAGGTCAAGTCCACCGTAGCAGATTCTTCCTTCCAGTTCAGATTCATCAAAGGCAACCTTGCATTTGTCCCACTTTTCCATTGGCATCCAACGAACAGCCTGTTTTACCCACTGATTCAAACGCAGTTGCCGAAAGGCGTTCTCTTCGCCGGGAGTCTCCTTTGCAGAATTACACGCAGCCACCACCTTATCCATTCCAATGGTTTTATCCAGACTTGGGTTTGCCTTTTTCCACACCTTTGGGTCAGTCCAGTCCTCGGATTCATCTGCTCCATAGATAACCGGATAGAAAGTCGGATCATGCTTTCTGCCTTCCAGAATGTCCTTTGCTTTTTGGTGAACTTCATAGCAGATGCTGTTGGTGTCCGTTCCGGCAGTGGTAATCAGGAAGTACAAAGGCTGCATTCTGGCATCGCCGGAGCCTTTGGTCATAACATCAAAGAGCTTTCGGTTCGGCTGCGTGTGAAGTTCATCGAACACGACCCCATGGATGTTGAAGCCATGTTTGGAATAAGCTTCAGCGGAAAGTACCTGATAAAAGCTGTTTGTTGGTGTGTATACAATTCTTTTTTGTGCAGTAAGTATCCGGACTCTTTTCATCAAAGCCGGACACATACGAACCATATCTGCGGCAACGTCAAAAACAATCGAGGCTTGCTGTCGGTCTGCGGCACAACCATAGACCTCCGCTCGCTGTTCTCCGTCACCACAAGTTAATAGCAGAGCGACGGCAGCTGCAAGCTCACTCTTGCCATTTTTTTCGGAATTTCAATATATGCTGTATTAAATTGCCGATAGCCGTTCGGTTTCAAGATTCCGAACAAATCACGGATAATCTGTTCCTGCCAGTCCAGCAGTTCGAATTTCTTTCCTGCCCATGTGCCTTTGGTGTGGCTGAGGCATTCAATAAAAGAGACAGCATAGTCTGCCGCCTTTTTGTTATACTTGGAATCCTCCGCCATAAAACGGGTCGGTTTAAATCTTGCTATTGTTCTCACCTCCAAACAAAAAAGACCTGCCAAAAGCAAGTCTGCATCATTTATTTTAATGCCCTCATGGGGCAGTTTTGTAATCGAGATTCCATTCCCATTGTAACCATATTACCATACAAATTCAAAGATTGCAAGCGGCTAAATGAACAGAAAAAACGCCGAAATTTCTGTGATTTCTTGTGTATCATACACGAACCCAAATCAGGTGTACGACCACCAGAGCCTTTCGGCTCCGGATTGTGGGATTCGGTTTTGGATGAATTAGTTGTACTGTTTCAGCAGGATCGCCAGTGCAGTTTCAGTTTCTTCATCCTCCGGCGGAATATCCATGCCCCGGTCGAAATTGAACACCGTTTTGCCATTCCGCCGCAGGGAGATTTTCGAGGCTCTGCCTTCCTCATATCCAAAAGTGGAAGGCTCCTCGTAATGTTTCACCCAGTAGTGAAAAGTGCTCGTTCCTACCTGAATTGTTCCTTCTGTCCACATTGTTTTTTCCTCCAGTTTTCGTTGCTTTTGCCTCTTGGCATGATGTATATTACCATAAACCAAAAGAGAAGTCAACGAAAATTTCGGCATATTCTGCACAAAGAGGAAGGCAGAAAATTGTGTATGATACCAACAAAAAAAGCAAGCTCCACGTCGCCCTGTGTGGGGCATTTGTGAGAAAGGGAAAACCACTCGGAGGAAACAAAACCACGCCGGACAGGGCAACACAGCGGCTGTACGAGCCGCAGCCCCTTGATTCAGGGGCTGCTTGGAGCGTGCAGGGAAGCTTATCGTGTGATTTTGAAATCGCCGTAGTAGAAGTGGTTTTTCCTGATGTAATCCGTCATCCAGTTTTCGGCTTTTTCAAAGTCGTCAAACTCTTTGATCACCAGCCATTCCTGTTTGCCAGGGTCGTAAATGTGAATCCCATTTTCCACCCTTTCGGTTGCTGTTCCTGTTACCGTCAACGCTTTTACTTTCCATGTTTTTGCCATTGTGTGTTCCAGCCTCCTAAAATCCTGTGTCGGCATACCCGTTCGCCTCGGGCAGCATCCTGCCTCGGCTCAGGGCATCCGTTTTTTTGTTTTTCCCTTGCGGTAACTGTATATTACCATACTTCCGGAGGGATAGCAAGCCGCTAAACGTACAGAAAAAACGATGGAATTTCGGCACTTTCTTGTGTATCATACACCAACGAAACAAGAGCCCTTGTGCCGCCCTGTGTGGGGCATTTGTGGGAAAGGGAAAACCCACTCGGAGGAAACAAAACTACGCCGGACATGGCAACACAGCGGCTGTACGAGCCGCAGCCCCTT